GTCCATCGCCCAGGATTTGAAGCATGTTGCAATTAACTGGCAACTTCCTTTGGTTGGAGGATGATGTAAGAGAATGAGAATCATTCAAACAAATATCAAATATGTGACACTTGACGATCTAAGGCCCTTAAAAGATTATGATAGCCCAGTAGAAGGCACTATAGAAACCAATGGTTACGTAGTCGTTTCGATAATTAACAGTGAGTATGATCGGCTACTATTAGCAACAGGCTCAATAGAGCATTACACACCATCAGAAAATGAAAAAATCTTACATATTGTTCAGTATGCTGATCTTATTAATATTATCAGAGGCGAGCACATAAAGGTAATAAATGTTGAAGAAGTAGAATAAACTTTACTTCTGCTTTAAGCTCTTAATATATCTGCTTTTTCGGCAGAGAAACACTATTTATTTTGAATTAGTATTTTTTTAGGAGTTCCATACATGTCAAATTTACTAAAGGAGGCTATTGTTGATGCAAAAGCTCTTCGCGAAGCTGCACTCAAAAGCGCAGAAACAACAATTGTTGAAAAGTATTCTGACGAAGTTCGCAAAACTTTAGAGAACATCTTAGAACAAGATGAATTAGGCCTCGCCGACGATTTTGGCGCCGATCTTGGTGGCGATCTTGGCGCCGATCTTGGTGGCGATCTTGGTGGCGATCTTGGTGGCGATCTTGGAATGGAAGATCCCGGAGCCTTTGGGCCCGAAGCTGAACTGGCTGAGACCGAAGAAGTATTAGAGGATGTCCCGCTTGCAGCCGCTGATGATCTCAGCGATGAAGAGGGAGAAGGCCTGCGACACGCCAATCTTCCCGCAACCGGCGAACCTGTGGATATTGAAGTAGACATTAATTTAGCCGCATTGCAGGAAGCAATTAGCGAACTCCAAACACAAATGGATGAATCACAAGAACTGGAGATCACCGAAGAAGAAATGGTCGAGATCCTTTCTGAGGCTCCCGCTTCTGCTGCTGCAGCCTCGCAAGAAGCCGGCGAAATGGGTGATCCTTCGACTGAGGATGATCCCTCCGAAGGCGAAGCTTCTGAGGAAGCTGCCGATGTAGAGGCCACAGAAGAATTAACTAACGAAGACCTCGACCTCGATGAAATCACCGCAGCCGTGCAGGAAGTCCTTGATGTTGATATGGGCGCCTCGCTTTCAGGCTGGGCCGGCCGATCATCCTACGATGTAAAACATCAGATGGAAATGGAAATGGCCCATCGCCGCAGTACAGATTTACAAACAGATTTAGAAACTTTGAAGAAAGCTCAAGAAGAAGTTGTTTTTGAAAACAAGCAGCTTAAAAATGAGCTTTCACAATATAAACAAGCAACAAATGAGCTTAAAGAAGGTTTGCAAGATGTTAACCTTTCTAATGCTCGCTTGTTATACACGAACCGTGTATTGAGAAATATCTCCTTAAATGAGCGACAAAAGGAAACGATTGTCGAAGCTATTTCACGTGCTGGTTCAGTTACAGAAGCAAGAACAATCTTTGATACGCTTCAAAGCACAGCGCAGGCTCGACCTAAAAAGAGCCCACAATCGCTGAGCGAGGCATTAGGAAACCGTTCCTCCGCAACTGTAATCCGCGCTTCTCGTCCCCGACATGAGAGAAGTACCTCCGAGGCTGATCCTTTCCAGGATCGCATGAAGAGATTAGCGGGAATTAAATAGCATAAAATCATTATATAAAAGGAGGTGATTAAATTATGTCTGGTATTGTTGAAAGGTTAACGGAAGGTATCGTTAATCGTGATATGCGCACCGAAAGTCACGCACTTCTAGCGAAGTGGGAGCGCACAGGACTCTTAGAGGGTCTTGGAAGTGATCGTGAGAAGGGCACCATGTCCCGTCTCTTAGAAAATCAAGCTAAGGAGCTACTTCGTGAGAATAGCACAATGGCTGGTGGTGATGTTGAAGGCTTCGCGGCCGTCGCATTCCCCATTGTTCGTCGTGTTTTCGCTGGCTTAATCGCTAACGATCTCGTGAGCGTGCAGCCCATGAGCCTCCCCTCGGGACTCATTTTCTTCCTTGACTTCACCATTTCTACCGATGGAGCTGGTCTCCCTCGTCTTGGTTATGGTGATCCGCAGGGTGATGAAGAGTCACTGTATGGTGGCGGACGAGTGGCCAGCCAGATCACTGGCGGTGTGCTTCTCAGTGGAGTTAATGCCGAAGAAGGGCCTTATAACCTTAACAACGGTTATTCGTCTCCAACAGCTTCTGCTGCTTTGACGTTTACATTTGTTAGCTCAAGTACTTACAGTTCTAGCGCTGGTGATCTGCCCAGTCTTTGTCGCTTTGACGCCGATCTGGAGTCGCAGTCTGGTATTGCTAGTGTTGCTGTTTATACAGCTGATACAAGTGGTCTTACTTTGTTCAACGCGGAAGACCTTGTTGCGCTCGTAATTAGTGGTTCCAATGGTAATGCCGGTATGGGCCGCGGCGAAGCGATCACCGGCTCTGTGGCCGATGGTGGAGCTGTTCAGCTTCGTCGTCTTACGCGCCTGAGTGGTTCTAGCCAGGATGTTGTATATATTGTAGTTGCGTCTTATGACGGTACGTTGTCTGCAGCTCAGTGCTCAAGCAGCATTGCTACCATTCAGAGTGGAACAAACGTTTACTACCCACAGAAGGATGACCTTATTGCTGGTGGCGCTCTTGGTTCTGTTATTGGTGATACACCCTGGGGACTTGAGAATAACCAGAATATCCCTGAGATCGATATCAAAGTCGATTCCGTGGCTATTACGGCGATGACCAAGAAGCTTAAGGCTAAGTGGACCCCTGAGTTAGGACAAGATCTTAACGCATACCACAACCTTGATGCTGAGGTTGAGCTTACTAGTATTCTCTCTGAGCAGATTGCTCTTGAGATCGATCGTGAAATTCTTGAGGATCTCATGATGCAGGCAACTGCTGGTACTTACTACTGGTCTCGTTCTCCCGGTCTGTTCGTTAATCGTACATCCGGCGCCGAGATTGGCGCTAGCTCTGCTGCTCCTGATTTCACAGGTACAGTGAGCGAGTGGTATGAGACTCTTGCTGAAACTATCAATGATGTTTCCGCACAGGTCCATCGTAAGACTCTTCGTGGTGGAGCTAACTTCGTTGTCTGCGGACCCGAGGTTGCTAACATCCTTGAGTTCACTGCTGGATTCCGTGCTAGTGTCACAGCTGATGACGAAACCGGTTCTATCGGCGCCGTTAAAGTTGGGTCTCTGAGTAAGAAGTTCGATGTTATTGTGGATCCTTATTTCCCCCGTAATGTTGTTCTTGTTGGTCGACGTGGTTCCTCTTTCCTTGAAAGTGGATATGTGTATGCACCTTATGTGCCGCTGCAGACCACGCCTACTATCTTTGGACCAGAGGACTTCGTGCCCCGTAAGGGAGTCATGACTCGTTATGGTAAGAAGATGGTTCGTCCTGATATGTACGGATTAGTTATCGTTCGCGGTCTAATCGGTGAGGCTGGCGCTACTAGCTAAACACTAGTCGCAATATAAATGTAAAGCCTCCGTCTTTGACGGGGGCTTTCGTTTATTTACAACTATTTAATTATATAAGAAGAGAAGAAAGAAGAATCTTAGAGCCTATATTATACGGAGGAACAATTATGAGATTATCAGTAGGTAGAATTCGCAACTTGATAGAACAAATCACTCAGGAAACACTTATAAAGTATAACTTGGTACCAGCCGTAAATGGGGGCGCCGAACTGGGCACTAGCGCCAAAAGATATGCTAACATTTATTGCCAAGACTTAAATCTTGCTAATGAGCGCGGTGATTACACTGTGATTGAGGAAGAAGATTATCTTGGCTTAAGAAATAACAAAACGAACAAACTTTACAAGTTTGTTCTTGAAGAAGTTGAAGCTGAGTCCGACAGCGCGGAGGGTAAATAAATGCCTATGTGGATAAGTGGTTCATCGGCCTGTTCAGGGTCTATAATGGGAATTTTGTCAGGCTCTATTCCGGTCGGTCAGACGGGCTCTTATGATAATGCATTATCTGGGGGCATCTGTACGGGCTCTCTTTTGGTTCATACTTATTCTGGCAGCGCATGTCAGCGATTATACATTCGTCTTTCCGGTTCGGGGGGCGATGAGTGGGTCTTCATCACAGGATCAACTGGTTGCGCAGAGTGGATCCCGGGACCATAATTTAATTTTGTAAAGCCTCCGTCTTTTGACGGGGGCTTTCGTTTGTCCAAAACTACTTACATGTGAGCCCTTCGGGGCTCGTATTATTTTATGATATGATTACAAATGGAGGATTATAAAATGGGAACAAAAAGAGTAGGCTTGGCACGAACCCAAGCATTAATTGAGAATTTAAAGAGAGATCTTAATCTAAATGGTTCGTCCGTAGCTGGAATGGATCAGAAAGTAGTTAACGTTACTGGCGCCGGCGGCTCAACTACACTAGTTGCGGCCGATTCAGGAAAAGTATATCTTGTAAACGCTGCCGATGGCACACACACATTTACATTACCAGCCCTTACGGCCGGTTTTAATATGGAAATTATTGTTACTGTATTATCAGACAACGATATCGTGGTAACAGCCCCTGGAGACAATATGATTACTTCTTGTAGACAATTTACAGCCAGTGGCGCCGCCGAGACCCATATCACGTCTACGTACACTACAGTGACGCTTAATGCGGATACTGTTAATGCGGTTGTAGGCACGAGAATAAGAAT